GAATTCACCACTGTTGATTTTCCGTTCCTGCTACCCCATAAGTAAGTCAACTCATAGGAAACTCCTGGTCTGATTTATCCCGCCTACCTGAACTTAGAACGATATGAAGGGGCCTTACCTTCTTATAGCCGTAGCCTAACGTTGTGACCTCTATGTCGGAGTTACCTCGCATAGATCGTCAGAATAATTAGACATATCGCAATGTTGTATAGGTCGGTGCCGGTTGGATTGTTGCGGAAGTAGAATATGTGTAGACAAAATATCGCCGAAATTATACAGCTTCTCAGTGTCCTTCACAAATTTTGTTTGTTTCGGTAGAATAATGGGAAATCTTCTTTCTATTAATACATCATCATTCGTACCTGAATTAATTGCCCTCGAATTAATTGTCCTTGGTTTAAGTTTCCAGCCCTCTTTGGGGACGTCGTATGCTTTTGTTCTTATCCCTTTAAAGTTCTTATATGGGTCAAAACCAACTGTTCCAAAAGATTTGGTGTAAGAAACAAGACCCAAGTCCTGTTCCATTACATCTCCAGCCCGGGTATGCCGGCGATAGAGATGAGACGCGAGCGCTAACTGGTAGTTCGTTAGCCTCTTTGGTCTACCAATAAAACCACAGCCTCCTAAAGATCTCGGGAGGTAGCAGTTATAGTATCCATTGTCAGTTGCTTCTGAGATCTGAGTGGAATTGAATCTGAAGAAATACATATTCACCAAGTTAATATTGCTAGTACTTGCAATGCTCTTGTTGTAGTACTCCCAGATAGGTGAATGTGAGGCTTCGCCAGAGGAAGTTTTGCCCCGTCCATGCAATAGTGATTGATTAAGAAACTTCACTTCGTCATGTGTAATACTATGTATAGTCTCTTGTATAGTTGTAAATATTGTATTATCTGTAAATTTTTTATCATCTACTTCATCTAACACAACTTCACCATCAACCACGGTGACCTTAATAGGTTCACCAGTTTCACCTTTTTCTTTAAATAATTCCATAATTTCATAATCATCACGCCAATCCCAGTCCGGACCATCGTCCTGACCAATATCTTTGTAATGAATATCCTCAAAATCATCATCCATAAAATTATGAACATCTCTCTTCTTCTCCTCCTTCATCTTAATGGGAGGTACTTCGTATTGATAGCTCTTTGGGACGAACATTCTGCTATTAATCATGCAGAAATATCTAGATGCCAAATTCTTTCCTAATGACATCTTGAATCCAAGGTGAGGAAGGATTAATCTTTTCCAAATTCGGTAGCGGACTTTATCTGATAAAAATAAGATATCGTCTCCATTGACTTTGACAGGTAATTTGTTCACCAGAGATCGGCATTCGATATGAATACAAGAATCACGATTAAGATCTTTCCAATTTACCAGAACTTTTCCTTTCTGTTCCAGTTTCATTTTCAAATCTTGGGACTTCGTAATTTTGCTATCGACTTTCTCTAGGATATCATGATAGTCATCATCAATTTCATACAGTAACATATAACCAATCATATTCATTATACAAAGAATTGGGAATGATAAAACACTCCCCATCAATTGGCCTTTTTCTTGTTTAATCTGTAATACCACCTTACCACCTTCCTCATATTCAATAATATGGTTACCTAAAACTTTCAGGCATACCTCACCATACCATTGGGGGGCTTTTACTCTCTCGAGAATCATTTTAAGAATCCTTTGACTCAACCATGGATTGAGCCCATCAGTGGCTGCTGAATAATCACCACTAATGTACATTGCTCCTTCTTTGAATTCAATACGTATTGGACGCAATGATTGTTGGTTCCTGTCTACTCTAACCAGATCTGTAAAGATCGGTTTGTCCCATTCACAGATGAGTTTCACAACATCATCTATAACCTGACAGTCCACTTCCTTGCCTACTAACTCGAAAGGCTTCAACCGAAGAAGAGCATTCCACATCGTCCATTGTAAGGACTTTGCAATATACTGATCCACAGCCATACCTTTTGTGAGTGTTCTGACCTTTAAGGGTTCAAGTACTAGGGCTACTGTCGCTAGACATTCATCACCAGGATCACGTATGATCGGGCGGTCCAGCTTAAAGGGTTGGAAATCTTCATTCTCATCTAAGTCCTGAATAATCTCCGAATAAGACATAAATTTTTCAACATCTTCCCTCAATTGAGGTTTAGGAACCATGTCCTCTTCTTGCTCATCATCGGAAAAATCATCGATGATGTTCCCTCTAATCTTCTCATCAACATACAAATCTATATTCTTCACATCTCGTAAAAGATCGGTACGAACTTCTTTCGCACCTAACCTAGGGTGATAAACGTAATGGGAAATATCATCAGAAAAGCCGGTCTTACCTATAACTTCTCTAACATAATCTCTCCCACCACCCTCCTTGACTTTCCTTTCATAAGATGCTGATGAAGAACACTCCTTCATACGTGAGATATCAATTTGATAATCAGGGGGATACATTGCCTTAATAAGACAATCGGCACAAGTAATTGCGCGCTCATGTATCTTCGCAAGAAGAGTTTCCTCTTCTATTGTTGGATTCTCAAAATCTGTATTTCGAAACTTGTTCTTGTACTCTCCATTTAGCTCCTCGTCACCTTCCAAATCTGTTACCTCAAACTTTTCAGAAAGAGATATAGCGTGCTTAATCTTCGCACGTCTTATAAAGGTTTCGGGAACTGTGTTGCAACCCCTTTTAGCCTGTGCCCATGAATTTAAAAAATCCAAGTTATGCTGATTACGTTTTCCTCTTACACGACTAATGATTGCTCTCTTCAATCGACCTACAAAGAAGTAAGGACTTCCAGTGAAACCTTCTGGTTTCACAGGTAGTTCTTGCTCTTCGGAGGCGAAGGTAGAGGCAGCTAGTGGGTAAGCACAAATATATTTCGCATAATCAACGAATTGCACAGGTGTCCACATCAATGCTTCGTTCCAGGGAGCGACTAAGTCACTTTGGTCAAAGACACTGAGAAATTTTTTATTCTCTTTATTCAGAGAATGGGTAGTTGTAAAAACAACCAAAAATGAGAGGGTTAGAGCTGCAACATGCTTCAGAGTTTCGAGACGCTCATACAAATCAAGTTCATATGGAAACGCCTTATTGATTCTCGTGAGTTCTTCTTTAATCAGTTTACCATCAAAAAATTCTTCTTTAACATTATAACTTTCTATAACAGTAACTGACCCGTCAGGGTTTTCCTTCTGACTCTTTACTACTTCCGGCTTGTCTTCCTTACCATCTTCTTTTACAAAAAATAACCTAAAGACAAGCATATCACCGCGTGTTAACGCACGGCGGTGACGTCTCCACAGAGAGTGGGACATACAACAACTCGTTAGTTCCTTCAAATCTAGGGATCGAAGGAAGACCTTTTGGGTCTCCCGTTCGACCGTCGAGTTGATGACCGAGTACGTTGTCATATGCAGGCGCCATTGAGAGTTGTTCGAGAGTAAATTTCGAACTAGCTCAATCTCGTCTGGTGGAGCAATCCAGTGACTTCGTGAACTTGGAAGCCATTTGTTGGCCAATAAATCAAACAACCTCATGAGATTACGTAGTGTATCTTGTGAGACGTCCATTGGACCACCATTGAGAGTTG